GATCACATCGAAGCTTTGGTAGCTATAGCCCTTTTCGCCAAATGGAACCATCGTGCGTTTGATTTGTACCGTCATATTTTCTTTTAGTCCGTATTCCATTAAAGCCTTATACAAATTTTTATGGGCAAAAATAGTCAGGCTTTTTTCATCAACTCTGACGGTAGTGCGATATTGAGGCCTACCATTATTATCCACGCCTTCGGCAAAATCCGTCCACGCAAAATAGAAAGTGTGATACTCTCCATCTGGTAAAATATAGCGTGGCTTGCCACTTCTACTTTCGGTCATTTCTTTTTTTTCTGCATCTTTGTGCCACGAAACGATGGGTGGGAAATCCTGCCCTGGTGAGAAATCGGTCATTGTAATAGCTCCTTAAGAAATGGGATTATGAGTGCCGTAAAAATATACATGAGTGCCACAAGTAAAATCCACCGTTGGTAGTCGTCGAGCTTCAAGCATAGCTCCTTTCTTTTTGAGACAAAAAACGGCCAACAGAGCGTCTCAACCCTGCTGACCGTCAACCATTTTAACCATCCATAGGAGGATGTGTGGAATATAGCCAACGCTCAATATTTTTGCAAGAACTTCGTGAATGTATTTTTCCTTTTTTAATTCTTTCTGCGTTAACAAGATCATAACAAAGCCCAATCAAGTCTACAAACTTACACAGCTTATTTGACGGATTGTTTGCCCCCGTTTCAATATAAGCCATTGAAGGTTGCGTTAATCCAATCAAATTTCCAAACTGTGTTTGGGTCATACCTATACGGTTACGCACCTCTTTAATGCGTAGCCCCCTCTCCTTATCCATAATCAATCCTTTAGTATGTAATCGGTTGCGTTATCTTCTAACTTGTTTCGATCTTCATAATATCTCATAGTCGTTTCAATGTCTGCGTGTCGTAGGTGTGCCTGAGCCTGTTGGACGGTTGCTCCACCTTCAAGAGCTAATGTGCAACAGGTATGCCTAAACGAGTGTGCTGACAGATTTACTCCGGCATCCTTCCCATATTTTTTTAGTATACGGTTAATGGAATCTGGCAGTAACTGTTCTCCATAACGCTGATGTAGGCTCAGACTCGTAAAGATAAACGTGTCATCAGGGTGCGTATACTCACGTAGTCTATCCAGTGCATCCTTAGCACGTTTAGCTAACTTGACGTGCTGTTGCATACCGGACTTTGTATCCGGCAATATCAACACGTCAAATCCACCATCGCTGATGATATGCGACCACTGCATATTGGATGCCTCTGACCGTCTAAGCCCTGCAAAGAGTAGAACGGTAATCAAAGCCACATCCCGAGCCGACATATACGGGTCACTTTTATTTCTTGCGTCCTCGAGGATAGTCTCGAGAGTCTCCGTATCTATCGCTTTGCCTACGGCTGCCTTACTGGTTTTATATCCCTTTACAAGCTCTGTAGGGCTATGGTCCAGGATACGCAAACCTACACACCGTTTAAAAAATGAACGCAGTGAGGTCAGCTTACGGTTTATCGTATTGGGTTTCATCTTTTGTTCGACCAATCGGTTCCGGTAGTCCTCTATGTCCTCAGTAGTCACCTCACGTATCTGATCGGCTATCACTATCTGAGTACCAAAAAACTCCACCAGATCAGACCTGTAGGCCGTAGCCGTAGCCTTGCTGACCTGAGAATTTAAAAAAGACTGTAGCTCACATTGAGCAGGGCTAATCTGTATAATCGCTGTCATTCATTTTCTCCATTTCTATTTTGGCTTCGATGTGCGATTCAATGAACGCTTGCGCTTGTGGGACAACGATTCCGTTACCAAGTAGACGCAATGAAGCACTGCGTCCGGGATACCCATTAAGTAGGCAGAAAGTTGCGGATTCAGCCCCACCGCCAGAGCGGATGGGTCTGTAGTATCCGTCCCTACAGTAGATATAGTCTGGATCTGCCCAGAAGTTGTGATAATGTGGGGTTGGTCTGTCACCGTCCTCGCTACCTGCGTCAATAGATTGGGCTTCTTGCGTTTCTCTGTCCGTTCTGCCTCGTTCCAAAACGCTTGTCCCTGTTCGTGATTTTTGGTTGTTGGCGTTGTCCATGCCTTCTTCGCCCCTGCCAGTGTCGCTACGTCCAACAGAGTATGTGCTGACCTCAGACGGTGATTCGGATCGTTCCACTTCTCGTCTTCTGTCGTTGTCCGTCTGGAGTTTTTCTTGTCGCTGTGTAAGGGACTCGCCCACCCTGCTTGAATCGGTGAATCCTCGTTGGCATCTATCAATCTCGCCTGGTCTGCCAGTTTTAAGCCGTAGTTTTGTCCGTCCGTCTTGGAGAACCTTACGGCTCTGTCGTTCACTATCCGCACTGGGGCTGGCCCACCACTGCCGTCCGATCTCCTTGCGGTCTGCCATGAGTCTGTCCGCCACTCCGTAGATGCGTTTTCGGAGCATCGGACTGCCGACTGTGCAAGCTCCACTACTAATCCCGGTTGTACTGTATCCTTCTTTAAGCGACTCTTGTAAAGAGGAGAACCAAGTTTTTCCTGACGCTCCAGATACCTGTTCAAAATACACTGTTGTAGGGTTAATTGCTTTGATGAGTCTTTCAAATTCTGGGCTGAGATGTCGTTCATCTTTAAATCCTAATTTTGAGGTGGATGCTACTGAAAACGGCTGACAAGGTGGAGATCCCGTCCAAACCTGACTATTGGGAATCCCTTCAGATGGGTCAGGCCATCCGGCTTGGCGTAATGCAAGAGGCCACAGACCAATACCACAAAACATATGCACAGCACCGTAATCAGAAATGTCCTCTGGTTCAATGTCCGTAATGGATTTACATTCCACATTTCCGTCAGGTATTAAGGCTGCCTCAATCATTTTTTCTACTACTGCACACGCTACGGGATCGATGTCGTTGTAATAGGCAAGTTTATTCTTCATCAATAAACCCCTCATCGCCTTCCTCTAAATACCCCCAATCGGCACGAGCATTATCTTTTTCCCATGCCAACCAGAATTTAATCGCATCCGAACTCAGTTCTGGAAGAAAGGGATGTGGGGTAATCATCTTTAGATCCTCTTCAAGGTTTTCCTCTTCGACAATCATCCCGTCTTTTCCTAATTGAATCTTGGCGTAAATCAAAGTGTCCCAATCTACATCCGTCCCATGATCATACCACTTATAAGTGCTACCTACCTCACGGTCATCACCTAAACGCTGTATGCGTTCATCTATCCGGTGACGGTCATGGGCTGATATCGTGTAGAAATTACCAGATTCCAAGTCTTTTACTATGTATACTGTTATCATTTCTGTCTCCATAAAAGTGTAGCCCCCCACACATGATCGTGTAGGAGGCCGTAGGGTTATTCAATGGGTTTTTTGTTCTCGCCAATACGTGTCTCGATCTTCATCATTTCTTTCCTCAATGGCCAATCTAACCTAATTAGCCTCTTGTACTCTTGACGCTGTTTAACAAGTCTTGGCATATCGGCAAAAAACTCGTCAGCATCCTCAATGATAAAACTGGTCAAATTGCAAGCTGGTAGATGATCGTTTACGCCATCCTCTGCGTAATAGCTATTGTGATAGGTATCTAATACCGTCTTTAATTCTCCGTGATGGAGTTCAAGCGAGAAATTACCATTATGCAATGCCCAACGCATATACAACCTGGTTTGGGGGTTGGGCTGTTCGTCATGTTGGAAAGTCTCCCATGCCCATTCCTCCTCGTAAGAAACTTGCGCCCAACGTCCCGTAGCATAACGCTGTGCATCTTGATCTGCCTCTAATTTTTTGTACTTCTTTTTTAGTTCTCTAAGCTTGGCTCGATCCTTCTTCAACAACGCTTTTCTCTGCTCTTCCGATCCCGCTCTCATAACAATTCTCCTTTGTTTAATGGTTTACTGCTCAAATGGGTAATCCTCGTAGTAGATGTTTAACCTCTGGCCCTCAATCTCAACATCTGAAGGCTGAAAATCGGTGCAGTTATGGTTGAAAATGGTTATAACCAAATCTCTCTCAGTTACATCCACCGGAGCTTTAAAGAATATATTTTCCTCTGCCGTGTAATCGGAACCCACCCTGCCGTCATGGATCACCAGGATTTTGCCTTTATTTTTATTCGCCATCGAAATACCCCCTAATGGTTTCCTCTACAAAATCTTCTATGGCTAATGACAGGCTTAGTTTATTCGTTTTGATGCCATCTGGTGTGCGTGGGTATGTTTCAAGCAGACCTTCGGCAACTGTGGAAGTTACGTTTTTAATTATTTCTTGGATTTTTGATTCGGTAGGGCTTTCACCAGTGCCGTTATCACGAATACGCAGTGAGGGCATACAGGCATTTTCTCCTACAACATGTATCTGTTGACGTACGTCTTGGTATTGCTCGTAATCGCTACTTATCCAGAGTGCGACATTCCAGGCGGAATAACTCCGGTGTCCGTTATACGTTTTCATTACACGGCCTCCATAGGATAGATGCATTTAGCGAGATCTTTTGGGATGTTAAAAACAAAATAATCTTTGCCGTCTTCCGTTTCGTAGATGTTTAACTTCCATCCACCTTCGACCTCTACTAATTTTGCGTGGAATGGGTGATCCCAATCACCGGAGAGATTATCGACTTGGCAATTATGCGCCCAATTTGCGTGAGCCTGGTTTGCAAATTCACGGTCTGTAAAGACGTAATCTGGTTCACCTATTGTAGGAATTACAATCGGATCTTTGATCTGTGGTGTGGCTACCATGCTATCCTCCAGGTTTGAATGACTATTTGAATGACTAAATAATTAAATGGTCTGACCAATATATGGTGGGTTTATATTCTTGTCAAACAATTCTTTTCACCGGTATAAATGTCTCGAGTATTTACCGGTAATCGTCGAGGCCGGTCCTGGATGTAATCGGAATCGTAATCGGTCACCATGCTGCCGTAATCCAGGCTGCAATCGGGAACGTAATCGGGAACGTAATCGGAGTTTGGATACAGCTGTTTATTGTTGGGAATTGGTCAGAATTGTTTTTTTGATTGGATTGAATTAGACACTATAAAAAAAGACATAAAACGAAACACAAAACAAAATCAGTACTTGCGCTGATATAAAGAAAGCTTATATTAAGTAGACCATTCAACCTGAACAGGAGAAGACAACATGCAAAAAACAATATCATTATTCGACTATACAGGAATTGCAGTAGAACCATGGGCCAATGATGGCTACGATTGCCACATCTACGACATTAAACATTGGCGACCATCAACACATAGAGAAGGCTACATCGACAACAAAGGCTTTCGCCATCATCACAAAAATATAACTGCACACCATGCAGACCTATTTTCATTTGACAACCTATACGACATCATATCAGACGATAGCGAAAATATAAAATTGGTTTATTGTTTTTTACCTTGTACAGATTTGGCTGTCAGTGGTGCGCGTTGGTTTAAAAGTAAGGCAAAAGACAATAGAAACTTCCAAATTGACGCTGTCAGACCTGCAAGATGGTTAGCTCATTTATGTGATGAGTTAGGCATCCCTTATGTCATTGAAAATCCCGTTTCGGTTATGTCAAGTTTGTGGCGCAAACCTGATTATACGCTACACCCGTACGAATTTGGTGGATACATTGATATAAGAGATGCAAAACACCCACAATATCCCGACTACATAGCACCCCAAGATGCCTACAGTAAAAAGACTTGTCTTTGGACTAGCGATAATTTCAAGATGCCTAAGCCTTGTCCTGTTGATTGTATAGGATTTGGCAACAGCACACAACATGCAAAACTGGGTGGAAAAAGTGAGAAGACTAAGACTATTAGGTGGGCTACCCCAAGGGGGTTCGCCAAGGCTGTATGGATGGCGAATAAATAAAACTTGACATTATAAAGAGAATTTATAATATTTACATTATTAACCATTTAATAGGAGATAGGAAAATGCTAAGAATTGACAGTGAAAAAATCGCCCCACATCGCAAGGGATTTTTCGTATTAGTTCCCGTACGGGATTCGTTCGGATTGTTCACGGGAGAGTATAAGGTACGCCCCACAGAAAATTTTTATATGAGTGCAATGGCTACAGTTTGTAGTGCAGGTATTATTTCCATTGCTCTTATTCAGTTTGGGCTTGTGTAAGATGTCAGACAAAACAAAAATAGTCATTGATTATATCTGTATCATTTCATCCATAGTAGCCTTAACCATTTACTGGAGTTTATAACCATGATAGAATTTACGCACAAAACGCACGCAGTTTGTGAAGTAGGAACAACGGCAACAACAACAGTATGGGAAGTAGTTTGCGAACATATTGGTAACGATGATGACCATCGTTTAAACTACCAAATGCAAGCTAAAGGAAGCGATGGGAGATACTATGAAGATCTACTGACGATTGATAGGTCAGAGATCACAAAGATCGCAAACGATCTGTCGCAACATTGCACAGACGTTGTAGTTCGTATTGGATACAGAGACGCCTTCAGAAGGTCACTCATCAAGGAGGCACTACAAGGGGCTTTTGTGATGTGGTGTAAAAACAATTTAGAAGAAACAGATCCAGAACAATTTTTCATGCACTCAATAGGCTAACCATAAACCATAGGAGAAATAACCATGACCCGTAAACATTTTCAAGCTATAGCCGACACCATCGCAGAAATAGAAAATACGTTTGAACGTGAAAACGTAGCCCTAAAATTCGCTAAGATGTTGCCACAGTTCAATGGCCATTTTGATCGCCAAAGATTTTTAGAAGCCTGTGGTGTGGAAGGCTTGCCAAAATGATTGAAATTGTAACATTGGTTTTGATCTTAGCCATTGCGGGAATTCTCAACGATAGCGAATAGACAAAACAGAGTAACAGGAGAGACAGAAAAGCTCATTGGCCTTAATTGGTCAGTGAGCTTTTTTGCGTTTGGGATGGATGGCGTAGAAGTGGTTTCTGGTTTATGTGGTTTGTTGTTGTGTGATGTGGAATAGCAAACGTACGCAATTAATCACAATCTATTCCTACGTGTCTAATAGGCTCGTCACGGCTGCCGGAGACCTTGAGGCTGTTCTTACCCTACTTAAAGACGTTATGAGCTTACAGAGGCTTTATAAGGCGTAATATAAGGCCTTGCTAAAAAAGTAAAAGAATTAAAGTTTTTTGATGTCGGCCCATCGACAAAGCGAAGCGATCAGGCGGGCCTGAAAAGAGAAACGAACCCGTATATACTCACAGACACGCGCCCCCTGTATTTAACCATTTTGGAATTGCGGAACTTGGGAAGTATTTGCTCTGTATAATTTAGGAATGAATGGAATTGATTAGAGCGTTAGATTCTTTGGAAGTTACACCGGTAGCTTACCCCAGGAGATTGTTCCTGTGGTTTATGTGTGTTTGCTGTAGACGGAGGAGGCGGTTAGCCTCTCTCCTGTCTTACGCTTTTTCCCTCTTATGACTTGATCGTCACGTTGAGTTCCTCGTATAGCTGCCGAAAGAGCGGTGTGTCGTTCCGGCTTGCAGGCTACTTGTTGGTTCTACACCGAACCGTAGGTCACCTCTCCCTGCTTTCACCCAAGGTTTGCCGCTGTTGACCTACCCCCTGGTAGCGGCTGTATCACGGTTTGTAGAGCCAGTGGGGTAGCATCGCTACACTCGTTCTCTACAGATCCGAATTGTGGGTGGAAGATAGGGGGGTGGTTTTTATTTGTCAACCCGTTTTATTTTTGAGAATCCCACGCTTTTGCTATAATATTTTTTTTATATTGCGTAGATTTTTGTTTTTGCTACATTTACGTTGATGATAAGAGAATACAAAGAAAGTGAATGGCCTAAAGACCGCTGGCCCAACTTTTCGCATTCTGAGCTAAGTTGTTCACAAACGGGTATGTGTCGAGTGGATGATGAGTTTATGGATAAGTTGCAGAAGTTGCGTGAGGCGGTAGGTAAGCCGTTGGTAATTACTTCGGGTTATCGGTCTATAGATCATACGATTGAGGCGGCTAAGATTGCGGATGGTAAGCCTGGTGGCTCTCATACTACGGGCAAAGCGGTAGATGTGGCGTGTGAAAGGGTATTTGCGTATCAGGTTCTTTTTGCTGCTGTAAAACTGGGATTTACGGGTATTGGGGTTCAGCAAAGTGGATCGAGGCGTTTTTTGCATCTGGACACGGTAGGGGCAGAGGATAACTTTCATGTTCCTCGTCCTACGTTGTGGAGTTATTGATGGCGTTGGAATTAATCCCAATGTCGCTAAAAGAAGCAAATGAGTACGTGCTTTCGTTTCATCGTCATAATAAACCTACTCGCGGTGGTAAATATGCGATTGGGGTTAAAGATGGCGATAAGTTAGTTGGCGTTGCTATTACAGGCCGTCCGATAGCAAGGATGTTAGATGATAAGGTTACTGCTGAAGTTTTACGTGTTTGCACAGCTGATGATTCGCCAAAAAATACATGTTCAATGTTGTATGGAGCGTGTTGGAGAGCTTGGAAAGCAATGGGTGGCAAGCGAATGGTAACATATACCTTACAGTCAGAGCCTGGCTCTTCTTTAAAAGGTGCTGGGTGGACAATAGTAGCTGAATTAAAGCCTCGTCCTTCTAGTCAGGCATGGAAAGGTAGTGATCGTAAAAGAGATTGGCAGCCTGTATACGGTCAAGCAAAATTTAGATGGGAAGCGGCTTGATGGCGTTAAGTGATTTACAGCAGCAGGCCGTTCAGTTGATTGTTTTGGATAGGTGGAATCCTTCCAAGGCAAACGATAAGGTGGCTCGAACACTGGATGTTAATAAATCTACGGTGTTTCGCTGGCGAAAGGATGCGGAGTTTGACAAGGCGTTAAAGAAGGAAATTGAACGGGACAGGTCTAATTTTGATGATGTCCCTTTAGCTTTTCGCAAGAATAGGGTGCTGGCCTTAGAGGATTTGTACAATAAGATTGAGGATAGGCGAGTAGCACTTAAGTTAAAGGTTTTAAAGGAGATACGTGAAGAAGTGGGCGATCACCGGATACAGGTTGAGCATACCGTCGAGGTGAAGGGGTTGAATGTACCTCCAAGGGCCGACAGCTACGAAGAATGGTTAAAACAGAACAACAAAATGGATAAAGCGGTAGAAACGACTTATACGGTAGAAGATTCTGATGGTACTTGAAGAGCAATTATACAGGCCGAAAATCTACCCTACAGACTCTCGATGTGAGAAGATTGTGGATAATTGGGGTAGTTTACACCGTGAAAACAAGCATTGGAAGGATATTCCGGTGGAAAACCCTAAAAGACGCAAGGTTAAAGCCAAATGACTTGGATGCCGCAACCTGGACCGCAAGAAAAAGCAATTCGGGCATCTTTTGTCGATGAATTGTTCTTTGGCGGTGCGCGTGGTGGTGGAAAATCGGAATTTTTGCTTGGAGACTTCCTTGCAGACGTAGATACTTACGGTGAACACTGGAAAGGGGTGCTGATTAGGCGCACTTACCCTGAGTTGGACGAGATTATTGACCGTTCACGCCAGATTTTTCGTGCCGCATATCCTGATGCGGAATATAAAGTGGGTACACACCAGTGGAATTTTAAGAATGGGTCTACATTAAAGCTTCGGCATTTAGAAAATGAAGCGGATGCAGACCATTTTCAAGGTCAGCAGTATACCTGGATTGGATGGGACGAGCTTACTAGTTGGAACGACATGAAGGCGTATCACAAGCTAAAAGCCTGTTTACGCACTGGTGCCGCAGAAGTTCCGACAAAACGTATACGTGCATCGGGCAACCCCGGTGGCCCAAACCATAACAACGTAAAAGATTATTACATTGATGCCGGAGAAGAGTCTTCAGTTATTGAGGGCGATGATGGTATGAATCGTATGTATATCCGCAGTTTGGTTACGGACAACAAGATATTACTGGATCGAGATCCCGGCTATATTAAGCGGTTGGAAGGCGTGGGCGATGAGCAGTTAGTCAAAGCATGGCTGGAGGGCGATTGGGATAGTTTCGTAGGTCAGTATTTTACTAACTGGCATGAAAAACAAGTACTTGTGAATAGTTTTGAAATACCCGAACACTGGCCTTTGTTTGGAGGAATGGATTATGGCGAAGCCGCTCCAACGTCTTATGGCCTGTATACGGTAGACTATGATGGGAACATATATCGTATTAGTGAGTATTACCAAGCAAACGCTACAGCTTCGCAACATGCCGATAATATTGCCAGAATGATAGAAAGCTGTCCATTTACAGGTGGTCGGTATCCGCAGGCAACGTATTGCGATCCAAGTATGTTTGTTAAAAGAAGGTTAAGTGAAGTCATCAACCATTCGCCTGCGGATGTGTTTGCCGAACGTGGAATATACTTGACAAGAGCAAATAATGATCGTATAACTGGATGGAGAGTAGTCAATGATGCGTTGATTAAAGAACGCTTTTACTGCTTCAATGGGTGGAACGATGCTTTGGTTAGGACGATGCCTTCTTTACCAAGAAGTTCAAAAAATCCAGAGGATCTGGACACTCACGCAGAAGATCACGCAGCAGATGAATTACGTTATGCGATGATGCACGTATATAAACCGCATAAACCAGAAGATGAACAGCCTTACGAAGGAACCGGACAGGAAGTTATTGATATGATGGAGCATGGCTGGGGCGTACGCAAAGGTCGATACGCAACAGCATAACAAGGAGACAGGACTATGCAGGGGTTTAACGGAACGCCAACAACGACTAAACCAAATCGCAGTAAAAAAGGCACTCGCGTAAAGGCGAAGCCAGCAGGGTCAGACAACTTGAAAAAAGGTGGCAAGGGCAAATAGTTTGAAAGAAAAACAGATCGAATACTGGCGCGGAGCCATAGAGGACGGTCGAAAATACATGAAGACTCGCCACAAAACGTGGCGTAGACTTCTCAAGACGTATGAGCTTGACTTTGACGTTCCAAACCTCGACGAGGATAAAGTTGTTAAAATATCCCGTATGTATCCGCTTGCCCGTCAGATCATAGCCAGCGTCTCTTTTAATTATCCTCATGTATTTTTTAAAGTTGAGGAACCTGGGAGAGACTTTGCGGCTGAGATATTGGAACGTGTGGCTAATGCTACATTGGAACAGATGGATGCCAAGCGTGAAGTGCAACAGGTTATCTTTGATGCGTTGTTTTGTAGTGTGGGTTGGTTGAAGTTTGGATATAACCCTCCAGGCGATGAAGATATTGTTGCGCCTTATACGATTAACGATGCTCAGGAAAATGACTTTCCGTATGTGCATCGAGTTTCACCTTTTAACGTGTACGTTGATCCGCTATGTCCTCCGCATAAACTTTCCGGTGCAAGATACATTATTGAGAAAATGATTGTGCCGTTGGAGTTTGTTAAAGAGGACGATAGGTTTCAGAACAGACGGCAGATAAAAGCGATGTCCGATGAAGATCAGGCTGATGCTTTTATTTACGACATGCAAGATGCTGCTCATAGCGATGAGTATGATGCGGTGCAACATGCTAAACAAGGTCAGATGGTCTGTTTGTATGAAGTCCATGACCGTTTGCATAAAAAACGTATTACTTTTGCTGAAGGGGTGAATGAACCTATTGAAGAGGTCGATCATCCGTTCTTGGCGATGAAGCCTATTACGCAAACCGATCCTTTCACTGGCGAAGAAATGATGACAGGCGAGTTTGAGCCTGCTGGTGGATATTTAATGGATGGTGGATTTCCTTATCATGCGATGCGTTTTGACCAGACCGAACGCTCGTTTTATGGTGAGCCTCCGATGGCGTATGTTGAGGATACACAAGCACTTATAGTAGAATCGGTGTCGCGCAGAGCCGATCTTTTGAAGCGTTTTCAGCGCG